GCTCCCGGGAGGGACATAGTCCCGAGCTTTCCGGATAACGGATTAACCGTAACTATAGAGTCCGTAAATCCGAGGTCCCTAATAGCGGGTAAATAAGCCTCGGAGGCGGAGTTTACAGTAAATAACGGCAAACCTTGATGTATAACGCTAAAAGCTAACGGAGCGGTCGAGGAGGAGTCTATATCCGCCGTAACGCCCCGAACCGTATCTATATAAAGACCTTGTATCGAGCCGGGACCTCCCGCTATTGCGCCAACCCGGGCGGAATAGGAGTCCGGCGATACGCCTACCTGAGAACCTAACCCGGAGGTCGTGTCCAGAGCTTGAACAATGTAACGAGGGAGGGGGTCGATATTATTCTTAGCTATACCGTCGAGATATTGTATATCTCCGCGGTTTACTATAGAAAAAACTCCCGAGATATCGAAAGGAGGAAATCCCGGTAAGATTAACGAGTCGTTTCCGACTATAAGCCGGGTCGAGTCGTTTCCTAGTTTTGTAAATCCGTTTACCTCGAATTTATACCGGTCGGGTGTGGCTCCAATAGAGACCGAGTCCGTCGGATTGCTCAGAGTTACGAAATCTCCGGTCTTAGTCCAATATCCAGAGCCGGGAGGTCCTGTCGGTCCGGTTGCGCCGTCCGCTCCGTTAGCTCCGGTCGGTCCGGTTGCTCCATTTACTCCGGCGGGTCCTGTTGGTCCCGTTGCGCCGTCCACTCCATTAGCTCCGGCGGGTCCTGTCGGTCCGGCGGGTCCTGTCGGTCCCGGAGCTCCGATCTGTTCGACCCAATCGTTACCGACCTTTTTATAATAGCCGGTCTCTGTTTTTACCGAGTCGAGGATTAGAGCCTCTCCGGTAACTTTCAAGTCGTCGTAAATTATACGCTGAGAGAACGCCGCGGAGGATATAAGTACAAGAAAAAGAATTAAGAAATTTGGTTTCATTGTTTGGTGTTGTTTTATGTAAAGCAGATTAAAAAAACTTTCATATTCGCTAACTCCGTGTTACTGTAAACCTCTATAGAGTTAAGGTCCTCCGGATTTCCTCCGAGACCGCGCCAACGCAAAGGAACAGCCTCTCCGTTACTCGTATCGACTACGGTACACATTCGAGCCGGGATTCCTACGCCGTGAGCGATTGGAGTCCAACCCGGACCGATAGTAACGGGTCCAAAAGGTTTTGGAGCGGCGTACTTAATACCTCGGTCGTCCTTGATATTTAAGCAACTGTCCGTATTGTCGTTAGTCTGACTCCTTACGTCCTCCGCCGATATTTCTTGTTCCGTATTGTCGTTAATACGAGAGGCGGCTAAATTTTTTAATTCATTGCGACCAAATTCGCCCATTTTTAGGATTATTTAAAGGCGTCCGAGAACGCCAAACCGTTAAACGCCTTGTTTCCATCGTCCGAAGATACACAACCTTGTCGAAATGCCAACGAGAACGCGTTAGAAAACGGTCCCGCGCAATTTCCAGAGTAGAAATATCCAGAGTCGGAAAGATTTAATTTTACATAAGTATCGTAGCCCTTTATAAGTAGAGGGCTAAGGTCTGTTCCCTTGTCGATTGCTCGGACAGATATAATTATCCGACCCATAACCAGAGACTCCGCTCCGATAGTGTCCGGAGATATCTCGATATCCGTTACCTGTCTCCAACCAATAAAACCCGGCGCAAAACCGAGAGTCTTATATCGAGAGTCGTTTAGTATTGAACGACAGACGCCGAGGAGCCTTTGTAATTTAAAAATAGCCTTAGAGTCGGCTCTTTTATCTGAGTCGGACCCGGCGTCTCCTTTTGATTTCGTATAGGCGTCGACGGAAAAATCGAAAACGCCGTCGGCTTTGGTTTGATCTTGGTTATTATAACGACCCTTCAACAGAGAAACGTTAACTAAGGGAGTCTCCTTAGGCTCGGGACGGGCTAATCGCTCAATAAAGACGGTCGCGTTTAATTCCGTGTCGGAATTTAACGACGCTTGATTAGGGAGCTCGTCCGCTAATATCTCAGCGATACGCGCCCTTATAAGCTCGAAAGCCTGTTCCCCTATAGCTGTCGTAATTTGTGGCATTATTCGCGATAGTTCAAAACGAGGACAATTAAACCGATAGTCTCGTCGGGAAATTGCTCCCGGACGACGAAATCGTTATCGGCTCCGGAGGAGTCTTTAACTGTTACCCGGTGATTAAGTAGCGAAACCCTGTTGTCTCCGTCGCGGACCGGATAGCCGGCTTTTATAAATGTTTCCTCAGACACGGAGACGTTAGCGTTTATTTCGCTAACCGGTAACCCCTCAGTATCAAACCCGAGGTTATGTTTCGCGGTCGTTCCTTTTATCTCCGCGGTCGTTTGCTCGTCGGGAGTTACAAAAGTCATATTAACGGCGAAACCGTCGAGATTTGTCGTTATTTGCTCTATATCCCTTTTTGCTAGGTCAAGGATTCCCATATCGTAAAACTAACAAAAAAGCCGCCTCGGTTTTCCCGGGGCGGCTTTCTTATTGGATATTGTCTCTTTATCTGTTTTCCAGATACTCCGATAGAACTTTATAAAGGTCCGACTTAAGAGCTTTCTTGTCGTACTTAACTCCCTCGCAACGGTCCAAAAGGTCGGTAATGTCGACTTTATTATAATCGTCCTCGGACTTTAGCTCGAAATCCTCCGGGAGAGGCTTAGGCGCGGTTGTCGTTTCCTCCGCTGAGGCTGTCTCCTTAGACTCCTCGTTAGCGGTTGTCGTTTCCTCCGCTGAGGCTGTCTCCTTAGACTCCTCGTTAGCGGTTGTCGTTTCCTCCGCTGAGGCTGTCTCCTTAGACTCCTCGTTAGCGGTTGTCGTCTCCTCTGTTGAGGTTGTCTCCTTCGCTTTTTTCGGAGCGGTTTTTTTCGGAGCGGCTTTTTTCTTTTTACCCTCCTTAAAAGGTTCGATAAAAACGTTATGCGGCTCTTTCATTAGGTCCTCCGGCTTTACCGGGAGGTCCCTCTCGGAAACAATGTCTCCGGACTTATAGAGCTTCTTTCCTTTGCCGGTTAAATGTAACGCGACGACCTTAAATTTTCTTTCCTCTGACATAGGTAAAAGTTTGATGTTAGGCGGTAGCTATTACGCTACCGCTTGAAAAGTGTAAATCTGATCTACCGCCGTCGGGATAGTGATTCCCGCGGACTTAACGTCGAAATAGTGAGCCGTTTTACCGGTGTCTATCCAATCGTTAAAAATGTAAGCCCCTCTCTTAAGAGTGATTCCATTAGACGCTCCTCCCTCTTTAGTCAACAACTGAGGAACAGCCGCGAAACCGTGAGTAAATCGAGGGTTTTCCGGAATCATAACAACATCTTTCGGGTTAACGTAAGGCTGTTGATTTCCGTCGGCGTCCGTGTACTCCTCCGGATATGTCCAAAGATTCACCTCGTAAGAGCCGACAGTTATACGACCGTGTAAAACGCCGCCGGTTGACTCTCTGACAAGTTGAGGCATATCAACCAAAAGAACGCGTCTTAGATTCGCTTTAGCTTGAAAGACCGGGTTATTTTGCAGGTCTCGCATAGCGGTCGAACCGAGGATAGCGTTATAAACGCCGCCCTGAGCTTTCCCTACACTTCTCAAAAAGTTACAACCATTTTCGAGAGCTGTCATAGGGTCAACCGTCGCGGTCGCCCAATAGTTACCGGCTCCGAGGTCAACCATAGACCCGGCTTTACGACGAAAGTCGATATTATCGCCGCTCTCCAATTGAACGACTCCGGTTTTAAATACCTGAGCAGCCATAACCTCGTAAGCTCTCTCGACCTTGTTTTGCAACCCGGACAACTTCTCGTTAATTCCGGTTACAAAGTCCGCTAACTGAGAGTCTGAGATATCTCCCGACTCAGTAAAGAGGCGGTCGTATAGGTCGAGCTCCGTAGCGTTGAATTTTTCGTGATAGAACGGCGGGTCGATAACCTTTTCGGTCGAGCGTCCGAATTGGTTCATATTGCCCTCTCCGCCGCGAATAACATCGACGGCGACTTTCTCCGTACCTCTCTCTACCTCAATAGACAGATAACGAGTCGTCTTTTCGACCGGTTTAAAGAACGAGCGGAGAAACTCCGTCGGACGTGGCATTTCTTTATAAGCGGCGACTCTCGCTTTAGTAAATGTCGATCTTGCTTGATTAGCGGGGATATTCATTTTATTTATCTGTTGTGAGGTTTAAAAATTCTGTTGTCTGTCTTATTGGTTGTCGAAACCGGTTAGATTATCGACCGGGACCGCCTTAATACCTAGCGTATCTCCGGCGATTCTATCGCCCAAAGTTCTACCAGATACAACGGTATCGAAATCGTCCGTCCCGTCGAAAATGATTTTTCCTTTTACGACGTCTCCGCCAACGCAAAAATTAACCGTCGCGTCCGCTCCGTCGGCAACAGTAACAGCCTTAGCCACGACTCCGACCGGGATATTAGACCCGTCCGCGGCGGCGGATTTCAAAGGCGTAACCTTATCACTAGCGGAGATTCTACCTAAAAGGGTTCCAACGGCTAAAGTTACCTCGTCGCCGGTTCCGTTTGTGTAAACGGCTTTATCGAATCGGTTTTCTCGAATAAAGATTTTCGAGTAATCGTAATCGTTAATTAACAAATCTCCCATTTTTAGTAATTGTGTGGTTATCTTTTCGGTTAAATCTTATTCGCTTTTAAGCCCTAAATGAGCCATTACTCCCGCCTCGAACTCCTTTTCCGCCTCAGCGTTTGGATTCTCGGCTAACGGCTCCTCGGTTACTATCTCTTTCTCCGCTTTCGGCTTTTCCTCTTTCTCCGCTTTCGGCTTTTCCGGGTCGAGCGTCTCCTTAGAAAGACTTTCCAAAGCTCCGGCGGAGGCGGCTTTTACTGTCAATTCAGACATTTGAGTTTGAGACATTTTATCTCCGGACTCGATTCCCGCTTTAACAGCGTCGGCGTCCGCCTTGATAAACGTTAAGTAAGCTCCTACCCTGTCGCGTTCGATCTCTAGGATTTCGGTTTTCATAGCAGCGTAAGCGTCCGGGTGCTTAAGTTTAAACTCCTCTTTAGTCATTTTTTCAGATTTTGGATTATCGTTTTCGTCGGTTGGGTTATCTACTTGATAATGCGCGGCGACTCCGAGAGCGAAGCTATCAATTTCCGCCTTAATTTCCGGAGTTATTTTTTCTATTCGAGTAATAAGACCGATAGCCTTAGCTTGTTTAGCCGTAAGAAAAACCTCTTTTCGGAGGTCCATAGAAAAAATATCGTCTAACGTTACGCCCGTAATCTTCTCGAATTTTGCAACGTCGATTTTAGCCTCTAAAGCGGCTCTGAGGTCCGAGTTAATCTTATCAAGATTCGCCCGGAGAGCGTCCGTAAACAAATCGGATTTTTCAAAATACTCTGAATATCCGGCGCGGTGAATTAAAAACTGAGAAACATCGAGAGCGGTTACGTCGTCGGCGTAACAACAGAAAAAAGCTCCCATAGAGTGAGCTCGTCCGTCTACTTTTATTTTCTTAGAGCCGGTCAATTCCCGAAACTTAGCTATAACGCCCCAACAGTCGACAACCGAGCCGCCGTCCGTGTTAATCCTAAGGGTTACCGGGTTCGTTCCCGCGGATATCATTTCCTTAATGATTTCGGTAACGCTCCAAGCGTAAATAGAACCGTATAAAAGTATTTCTTTCATAGCTGAGAGCAAATCAAGGAATTATCTAAACCCGTCTAAAATAAAGGTTACTTTTTCTTATCTTTGATATATGAAAAAACAAACATCGGACGAATACGCGACGGACGAGAACGGTCTAACTTTCCTAATGATAAAAGGGGTTCCGCCGTCGTTAAAAAAAGACTTTAAGACAGTCGTTAAAAATCAAAGCAAAACCTTTTCCTCTGTTGTTAGGACGTTGGTCCGAGACTACATAGATAACGCCGACGACAAATATAAAACGCCGCTCGACGATAAGGATTAGTCGATACCTCCCGGGGTCTGTTTTTCCTCCGGGACAATTAAGCCGAGCTCTACGAGTCTATCGTATTCTTTTTTAAACGCGGCTACATTAGACGCCGAGTCCCCGGAGTCCAGACGCTCAGTCGACGCGTCCAATGTCGAAAGAGGAGCGTTATCGAATAGATTTCCGAGTTTAAGTCTTTCCGCTTTAACCTCTTTAACCGGGTCGATATGTGGAACCTGAGCCCCAACCCATCGACAAGACGAGTAAGCCGACATTAGATCGGTCTCCTTAGACATATAGGCGGTAACATATCCCGGAGCCGGGACCTTTCCGCTCAGAACCTCAGCGAATAGCCAAAACTCGTAAACCCTATTTAAGAACTGTTCCGCGAAATCCTTTCTCTCTACTCGGAGAGTGTTTTCCCAATCCTTCAAAGCGGCGCGGGAGGCGGAGAAATTATCGTCGTAGCGTTGTTTAGCTACGTTTGGAGGTATTCCAACAGCGGCGCAAACGATATCGAAATTAGTATCGTAAAAGTCTTTAAAATAAAGCTCGTTCTTACTTTCTAAGACTTCGAGTTTCGAGTCCGGAGTATTATTAACAACTGTCTTATTAGTTGTCGCGGCGACCTTATTTCTTAAGACCTCTCCGTCGTCGGTGTGAGGTACGTCGTCGGTCGGATTTACCGATTTTACGATAGCCTCTCTTAAGTGGGATTCGCCCGTAGAGTTAACTCCGTGGATAATCTGATAAACGATTTTCTGTCTTTCCTCAGCGGAACCGACCGTCGCCTCTTTATATCGTTCGAGTTTTTTAAGCGTTTCGAGAACGGTCGAAAGTAGCGGAATCCCTCGGACAGAATCCGGGCGATACTTGCTCCCGTAAACCATAAAAGCGACCCGGAGTCCGGTCGACTTAGAATAAGCCGGAATCCTTTCGTATTTCCCGAGAGTGTACCCCTTACTATAGGTCTTAATCCAATAAGCGACGTGTTTTCCGTTAGCGTCAATTTCGACGCCGTGTCGGATTCTGTTTTTCTGATTTATAGGACGCCCGAGAGGAGTCTCTACATTCTGAGAGTCTATTAGTCGGATTTCGACCTTACCTTTCTTTAATCGAAGTATTACCAGACAGTCGCCGCCGATCTTAGCGTATTTAAAAACCGATTTAGATACCTGATTTAAAGACTCCTCTTTATTTACGGAAACGGCTTTAGACTCCGCGAAAAGATGGAATCGAGCCTCGGACATAGTGGCGAATTTAGCGGCGGCGTCCGCGGAAAAATCCTTAGTCCCGTCGGCTCCGATAACGGCTAATTTCGGGGTCGCCTGTAGCTTTAGACCGGTCGCGACGGTCCACGTAGCGAAACGATTTATAGCGATTTGGGTTATCTCCGACTCTACGAAACTTTGCCAACTCCGGACCCGGAGGATTCCGTAATCCATAAAATAGTCCTTAGGAGGTCCGAGCTCTCCGAGATTTTTCTCTCCGTTATAAGAGTAACTCCAAACCGTCCCAATAGACGAGGGGTCTACAAATGCCAGAGGAACCGGCTTTTTAGATTCCGAGGACGGGGTTTCTGAGTTACCGGAAAACCATTTTAGAGGGTTAAAGTAGTCGTTAATAGCCATTCGGGAAATTTTTCGAGTCGACTAGACGGATAGTTCGACCGGTTAGCCTGTTCCTATATAATACCTTAAGCGTCTCTAACGCTTTAATAGCTTTTACAACGTCCTCGACTGACCTATAGACCGTCTTTATTTTCGTTTGAGTGTCGTCGAGACTGTATTCCGTTATGTTTCCAGATTCGGCGGCTTTTAATAGAGTTCCCTCCATAACTAAGAGAACCGCGTCGATACGCTCGATTTTCTCTTTATAGCTCGTCGCCTCCTCGACGTAATTAGTAACGGATAAATAAACAGCCATAGGACAAAAGTAGTATTATATCGTTTTAATTTCGTCTATCTTAGCTCCTGAGATATCGGCGGTCGACTGTTGTCCCTGAGACGGAGACGTAGATATAACTCCGACGGGTCCGAGACCGACCGTCGCGGTCGTCGTGTGAATGTGAGCGTTATAAACATTTACTAAGGCGTTAAAGTCGTCGCGGAGCTCATTAAAAGCCGTCTCTAACTCCGAGTAACGGACCATAAAATCCGAGTCTCCTCCGATCTCCGCGGTCCCGTTATTTTTTAGCCACGTATAAAAAACCTCGACGCCGTCGCTATCTGTCGCGTAGGTCCTAAATTCCCCGACGTCCGCTTTCTGTTCCGGGTTAACATAACCGAAAACGACCCCTTTTCCGGAGACGCTCGTCGGAGTATATATCCCGACAGTATCTTTAACCGGGTTAGAGTCCAGACCATAAGGAGAAACCTCTATTTTTTCCTTAACGTCCGAGCGTCCGAGCCTGTTAAACTTAACAAGTCGACGACCGGAATCAAAGGCGGAGGATATTATCTTTATAATGTTCACGAAAAAGGGTTTTTCGGGGTTTGACCGTTGTAAACCTCCGGGAGAACACAAGTTAACCGGGCGGATTGTTCCGATTCGGTTCCTTTAAAGTTCACCGACTCGATAAACCATTTCGACCGGTTGTAAAGAAATATCGACGGGTCTTTAACCGTTATAGTTCTATTTGGTTTAATCAAATTCCCGTCGACGGTCCAATAAGGAACGTCTATCGTTAATTTTATCGCCTTTAGCTCAGCGGCTAATTTAACATTTGCGACGTCCTCCGTATCTGAGTCGGTCCCGGAGGTTTGTTCTACGGTCCGGGGTCTAAAGCTCGTAACTAACGGGCTCGTTACCTCCGACTCTCCGGCGTTACCTCCGGTTATATCGGCGTCCCGGAGTTT